GAGAAAGACTTCTTAGAGAACACTCTTCGGGAACATTTGAGGAAATCCATCCTTTAGGTGATAAGGTTGTAAAGGTTGTCGGATCGAATTACGAAATTATTGCTGGTTCCTCTAATGTTCTTATAAAGGGGAATGTAAATCTTACGATTGAGGGAACTAAGAAAGAATTGATAAAGGGTAACTACATTCTTGAGGTAGAGGGTGACTATACTCGTAAGATACATAAGAACGAAAGAGTTAAGGTAGGTGCTGGTTCTTCTGGCGGAAACCTAGAATCTGAGATTAGAGGCAACTATTCATACAACATAAATGATGAAGTAAAGGGTAGAGTTGGTAAAGATCAGACCGTTACTATTCTAGGAAATGAAATAAGAGCAGTTGAGGGTTACTTTAAACATACTGTTACTGGTGATATAACACAAAAGACTACAGGTGGTTCTATGAAGAGAAGTGCATTTTTAGATATTTTAGAAGAAGCTGGATTTGACTTTTCAGTAAAATCTCTAGATGTAGATATTCGATCTAAGTGGAGTACGACTCTAAAAGCTGGAATAAGTATAGTCGAAACCGCTGGTAATACAATAGACAGTACTGCTGGAACGATATATACAATCGTTGGTACTACTAAAGTGGATATTAACCCATAATGGCCCCCGTTCATAGACATGGAGATGCAAGATCGTGTGATGCAACCACTGTGGTAAGCATAAACACTAATGTATTTGCAAATGAAAAACTTATTGCGGTACATGGTAATTTTAACACTCATGGATCAGGGCCATTAGTTGCTGGGTCTAAAAACGTATTCATAAAAGGGATTGCTGTTGTAAATCATACACCCGATAACGGATTAGCTGACTCAGCAGGTCATAATCCCACCCCAACCGCAGCTGGTTCTGCGAATGTTAATGTAGGAGATTAGAATGGTAGATTTTACAACACCAAATTTGCCTGGCGCAAACGCATTGTTTAATGCAGTCGCAGCAAAAGTGGAAAGTATAGACATTGCCGCTGTAGCTAACAAATCAAAAGATGCTGCAGATGTAGTGGATAAGCTTAAAGCAGACCTAGAAGATTTGAAAGCAAAAACTGGCCTTGTTATTCCTACATTACCTACTCTACCATCATTAAACTTACAATCGGAACTAACTGCATTAACAAATTTAACGCCTGGTAGTTCTCAATATGCAGCTTCGTTATCTTCTTTAGCCAGTAAATTCGGTTCTGGTCTTACTGCTGGCGGATTTAGTTTAGATAGTATAGTGTCTGAAGCATCTACTACTCTTGCATCTGCTGCGAAAGCTTTATCAGCTGGAATATCCAGTGTATCCTTATCTTCAGCATTATCTGCAGCCATACCAAACTTCGAATTGCCTTCAGGCCTGAATGAAGCGATAGAGAAAGCAAAAGCATCATTACTCGCAGATTTACCTTCATTAAAAGAACTTGCACATTCTTTTTCAGAAAGTATAACAGCAGATGAAACAAAAGGATTATATGGTGATAAATTATCAAGAGAAGCAATGGAATCAAATTTAAGTAGTTTGGCGTCAAACTTGGAATCTGCGGTATTTAAGTTTAATGCAAAGGCGAAAAGGTTACAAACAAACTCAGAACAAATGGACGCATAGGAAAAATATTATGGGTAAGAAGAAATCAAGCGAAGGTCAAGTATCTAACGGAGAAAGAAGAAATGTATCTTCATGGTCTAGAAAGGCTGGACGTAATAGTATTAGTGGATTAGAAAATCTATCAAATAAGGTTGCGGCATGGAAACAAGGTAAGAAAGTTTTCCTTACTATCACGAATCCGATTAAGGGTGAGAAAAGTAAACCGTTTGTAAGAAAAGAAGCAAAAGAAATATGGGGTAAATATTCTCCATATTCTATGAAACAAACTCATTAACATTTGTATAAATAATATGTAGAGGAGTTCGAAGAAATGGCAATTACAGAAAGTCTAAGAAATAACGATGCTTATACTGATGCTCAGGGCCAGAACAAATCTTCTAGGTCTGCTCAGATATATTCTGACTTAGACCTTTTCTTCGGAATGAATAATTCTGATAAAGATGTAAATATAATATATGATGTTCAAGCAGTAAAGAGATCAGTACGAAATCTTGTATTAACAAATCAATACGAAAAACCATTTCACCCAGAAATATATTCTGGAGTACGGGGGATGTTATTTGAATTGATGACTCCAACAACAGCAGTCATTCTTGCCCGACAGGTTGAAGATGTTATAGAAAATTTTGAACCAAGGGCAAGGTTAGTGGGGGTAAGGGCTTCCCCAAATTTAGATCAAAATTCTTATGAAGTGTCTGTAGAATTTTATATTGTTAATGCCCCATCAGAACTAGTTGAATTAACACTAGCATTAGAGAGAATACGATAATGGCCAATGGAACCAATAGAAGACTAGACGTATCTGAATTTGATTTTGATGATATAAAATTAAACCTTAAAACATTTCTTAAAGCACAAACTACTTTTAAAGATTATGATTTTGAAGGTTCTGGAATAAATTCTCTATTAGATGTTCTAGCATACAATACGCACTATCTTGGTTTTAACTTGAATATGGTTGCAAATGAAATGTTCATGGACACTTCAACCCTGCGATCCAGCATCGTGTCTCATGCAAAAACATTGGGGTATGAAGTAGATTCTTGTAGAGCTCCTTATGCAGATGTTAATATTATTTTAAATGATTCAACATTAAGTTCCGCAACAATGTCAGCAGGAACAGTGTTTACTACCAAAGTTAATAATATAGATTATCAGTTTGTTACTGTAGAAGATATGACAAGGACAACTGCCGGGTCTTCAATACCTTTTAATAATATTAAAATTTATGAAGGCACATATGTTACATCTAGGTATACAGTAGATTATAGTAGTGTTGATCAAAGATTTATTTTACCAGAAGATTCAGCAGACACTTCGACTCTGTCAGTAGAGGTACAAAATTCTGCAACTGATACGGCAACCACCACATTTATAAAAGCAACAGATATTTCTCAATTAACTAGAAATAGTAATGTTTATTATCTTCAAGAAGTAGAAGCAGGAAAATTTGAAGTATACTTTGGAGATGGAGTTGTAAGTAAAAATTTAACGGATGGTAATGTTGTTTTTCTTAAATATGTGGTAACAAATAAAAAAGAGGCAAATGGAGCTGATTCTTTTACTAGTTCTGGTTCAATTGATACGGTTACTAGTGTAACAGTGACAACCCTTAATAAGGCTGTAGGTGGAAGTGAATCAGAGGCATTGTCTTCCATTAAAATTAATGCTCCTTTAGACTATGCTTCTCAAGGAAGATGCGTAACATCAGAAGACTATAAGTTATATGCGAAAAAATTATTTCCACAAACACAAGCAGTTATGGTCTTTGGTGGTGATGTCGGTTCTTATGATCCTAGTTTGGGAGTAACTGATGTTGCTTCATACGGAAGAGTTTATATCTCTATTAAATCTACTACAGGGAATGTTTTAACATCTGCACAGAAAGCTCAATTAATATCTGATTTTCGAAAATACAATGTTGCGTCTATTACTCCAGTTATTATCGATCCAGAGATTGTCTATATTATTTTAAATGTTAATTTTAGTTTTGATTCCAGTAAAACAACTAAAGAAAAAAATACTCTTGTTTCCGATGTTAATACTACGCTTACGAATTATAATAATAATTCACTAAAAAGTTTTAATAATATGTTTAGACATTCTTATGTGTCAACATTAATTGATGATACGAATGATTCTATTTTAAGTAATGTTACAAATGTCACTTTAGCAAAATACTTTACCCCCATTTTAGGCACTACTGATAATACTGGGTATAATCTTTATTTTAATAATGCATTTTATAATCCTCACACTGAACATAATAAGTCTTCTGGTGGTATTGTAGGTTCCACTGGGTTTATTGTAGGAATAGAAACAGAGGTTAGTTTCTTTGATGATGATGGGTCAGGAAACCTAAGAAGGTATCAAGGACTAATAACAAGAACATATATCGATTCAACAGCTGGTACTATAAATTATACAACGGGTCATGTCATAATTAATGCAATAAAAATTTCATCCATATCTAATGTTGATGGTTTACCTTCAACTAAAATTAGGATGACGGTTATACCCTCATCTAAGGATATTGTACCTGTTCGTAATCAAATCTTAGAATTAGATATGGTTAACATATCTGTATCAGGAGAAATAGATACTATTGCTGTAGGAGATTCTGGTGCAAGTTCATCATACACCACTTCAACAAGTTATTCAAGTAATACGAGTTATTAAAAATGGCACCTTTTGATTCTGGTCTAGTAACAAAAATCTCTCCACTGATTGAGGGTCAAGTCCCTGATTTTATTCAGAGCGATCATCCCAAATTTGTAGAATTCCTCAAACAGTATTATCAATTCTTAGAAGCTGCAGAATTAACTGTTGATGGTATTATCAATAATGTTATTCAAGAAACTGAGTCAACAAATTTTATTTGGGGTGAAGATGAAACAAGAATTGTTCTTGAAGTAGGTGGAGGAACAACAGGAAAATTTATAGAAGGGGAAATAATTACAGGGGCAACATCTAAAGCTACTGCAACTGTATTAGTAGATGATCTTTCTAATGATACTTCCAGAATGTTTATATCTTCGCAACAAAAATTTGAAATTGGAGAAACAATAACAGGATCAACCTCTAGTGCAACAGCAATAGTAAATACCTATCGTGCTAATCCTGTACAGACTATTCAACAATTACTAGACTATGCAAATACAGACAACACTACTTCTCTTATGCTGGATGAAATGCAAAGACAGTTTATGGATATTATTCCTAACACACTGGCATCAGGAACATCTAAACGTAATCTTATCAAAAATATTAAAGACCTTTATGCAGCTAAAGGAACTTCTGAAGGACACAAATTATTTCTACGGTTAATGTTTGATGAAGAAGCTGAGACATTTTATCCCACAAAATATATGCTAAGAACTTCTGATGGTAATTGGAATAAACCAGCTACCATTCGTTGTGAGAATACACCTGGCGCTGTTGGTTCAGAAGTTATAGGTCAAATCTTAACAGGCAGAACTTCTGGTTCAACTGTGTTTATTATTAATGCCCTTGAATTGATTCAAGGTGCTTCTTCAGTCACTGAATTTGAAATAGACACTGATTCATTAGTAGGAACTTTTGTTGAAGGAGAAACACTTTATGCCACAGGTGTGAATTCTGATGTGGAACAAAGATTTGTAATTCAAAAAATAGTTACAGGGATTACTGTTCTAGACGGGGGTATTCTTTATAGCGTTGGTGATAATATAACTCTGGACGCTTCGGCTGGTAATGGATTAGCAACTGCAACAGTAAATACTGTTTCTACAGGTGGGGTTAATGAAATAGTTGTAGATGCTGGAGGAAGTAATTATAGAGTAGGTGATGCTTTAGTTTTTAGTAGTACTTCTGCATCTATATCTGCCACTGGTTATGTTTCTGTGATTGGCGGTGCTATGTTATCAGAAGCTTCAGATGATTCCGATGGGTCTGGTGATTATATTATATTTGAAGATGGAACAAATGCCTGTTATCCAGAACTTAATTTTTCTACTCATGAAGAAGATACTATAGTTTTAAATGGAACAGATAGTTCTTCTACTGATGCTAATTGGAAAATTGTTGGTGAATTCGGTACTCCAAGATTGAGAGTTTCAGATAATTCTATTGGTTCTAAAATAGTAGAGGAACTGGGCACAAGTTCTACTTATGGTGAAATAGCTGGAGTTAAATTAACAAGTGGTGGTTCTGGTTATGGTGCATTGCCAGCTATAACAATAGCAAGTTCTTATGGTACAGGGGCCATAATTATACCTACCACAAAAGATATTGGCTCTATATTGGATGCAGAAATTCTAGATGCTGGTTTTCTTTACAGGGAAGCTCCATCAGTTTCGGTTCCAACAAATTTTATTTTAAAAGATGTAACAGGAACTTTTTCTCCGGCCTCCGTACTGTCTTCTCATGTAGGTACTGTAACTTCATACGATACCAACACACAAGTTTTGTCTACAAATATTGAAGACGGTGTTAAAGTTAAAATGGAACAAGAAGATACTATTATTTCTCAAAACATAGAACAAGAGGAAAACACAGAAGTATTTTTCTCTAGAATTTTGGGTGATAATGTTATTCAGAGCAATACTTTAGAAAATCTTACAGATAGAGGCCTTCATATTACGGATGCTGTTGGTATAGAGGCTCAAACAGATTTGGTAGAAGGATTTGTTGATACCATCGTGACAGATGCTGAAGATATTCGCATTAATCAAATAAGTTTAGAAAATGAAGCTGATTATTCTTTAGATGATGAAAAAATTCAACTTGAAGATCAAAATATTGCTGGCGTTGGTAGAGATATCGAACAAAATTCATTTTTCAAAATCTATAGTAATAACGAATATGAAACAGGTGGTATGATACTTCAGCTTGATGGTATATCTGTCGGCGATTCAATTTTATTGAGTGGTACAGATGGTAGCTATTCTAATGCAGGAGATGAATTACTTTTAGATGGAACAGATGCTGGTGGGACTGATGCTGGAGGTAAAGTTTTACAACAGAGTGATGATGAAGGAGATGCAATTTTATATGAATCTAATCCAATGGTGTCTAACAAAACGCAAAGAAAAGATAAGTTTGTATTGGATGGGTCTAAAATTCAAAAATTCACTACTGGTGGGTGGATAGATTCTCTTGATACTATTCCTCTTATTTTAGAGACAGGAGAAAACATTCTACTGGACGGTACAGATTCAAATTCTTTAGATAGTGGCAGTCATTTACTATCACAAGTTTCGGATTCGGAACAAAATAGAATTAGAGATGATAATCTCGAATCATCAATAACAAATAGTCAAGTAGTTTGGATTCCTTCTTCTGAGGGTGATGATATAGAATTAGAGAATGAGACTGGCAATTTATTACTAGATGGTACTACTAGAAATTCAATGGCTTTCGTAACATCTCTTACAACTTTTCATTTCGCAACTTTAAATAATGGTGATAAAGTTAAAACAGAGGGTATAAATTCTTATTTTAAAAATGTTCCTATAGAAAGCATTAGAGCTCTAGATGAGACTGATGGTGTACTATTAGAAGATGGTTCTTCTGATATAGGAGTTCAATCTTTATTTTCAATAACTTTAGACAGTACAGCATCTGGTGGCGTTGATGCTGGTGATAACATTCAATTAGAAGATGATATTAATGAAGGACTTCCAGATGGAGGTAGACTCTTAGGAGAAAGTTCTGATGTGAAAGTTAATACTAAAGAAATGCTTATACTAGAAGGTAAAGATGGCAATTCTTCATCATCAGATATAAATGGTTTCTATGATATATTTGAAAACAAAACAATAAACCACGGTGGAAGTTCTGCTTCGAGATTAATAACAGAAGGCGGCGATGGTATTATTGATGAAGAAAGTATCGAAAAAGATAGCATTGGTACTTCCATAACAATTGGTGCTGGCAGTAAGATAATTCTTAACAGTCATCAAATTTCTTCTGATGTTGAAACCATTAGAATAGTTTTTGATCAAACTGATTCGTCTGGGTCAAATGCTGGAGGTGTACTCAAGGCTGATGGTATTTCTGCAACAGAACGGTCTGGTAATCTTCTTATGCAAGAAAGCGGAATTTCTGCTGGTGTATCAGATACAGATGTAGGTGAAAATCTTTTATATGAAGCAGAAGCTTTCTTAACTGGTAATATTATATTAGATCGTACTGATGATAACGATTCTGATTTTGGTTCTGGGTTGATTAATGAAACTGAAAATTCTTTTAAAGGAAAGACGTTAACAACATCAGGTGGTGCTACTGGAAAAGTTATTGCTTCAAACATAGCAAAATTAATTTCTGAGATAGATTTTATAACAACTAAAGTTGGAAATTATAAAAATACAGATAGTTTAATTTCAGAAGATGTTGTTAGAATTCAAGATTCATATTACTATCAAGATTTCTCTTATGAGGTTAGAATTGGCCAATCTGTAGCTACATATATGAACGAATTGAAACGTGCAGTACATCCTTCTGGTTTTGCTGCATTTGGTAAAGTTTCATTTGCTACTCTAATATCAATGGCTATGCCATCCAGCTCTGGAGGAGGACGGATTGATGTTCCATCAACAACATTCACTCCAGAACTGGCTTCTGTACTGGAGGCCATATTTAATTTAAGAATTAAACTTAGACTTGATATTCCGAAGTTTTATGAATCAGGTAATTTGTTTCAAAAACTTATGTTAGAATCTGGAGGTGAGTCACAATTTAATTTTGCTCTTGATGGAACAGATTATGGTACAGCAGCTGAAAGTCCAGGCTTTGATGCTATCGCATCTGAAGATTCAGACGATGATGGTGACAATATTATTATCACTGGTTCTGATGATGGTTCTCAGGTAGATGCTGGTGATCAAATTATACTAGAAGGTACTGATGCAAGTGGTACAAATAATTTCGATATTACAGGCGAATATTCTTATCTAATTCTAAACGGCACTAGTATTTCAGATGGTGAACTTAACGATGCCGGTTCTTATTGTGTATTGAGTGGTTCTGCATTAGGAGTTTATAATCTTGTAGATGCTGATAGCGACTCTCTTGTTCTAAACGGAACTGATGGATCAAGCACTTTCTATAGAATTATACACGAAGATGGTAATGATGCTGGTAGTCGTATAGTTACTGATGCTATTATAGTTGACAGTAGTGTCTTTAGTGTACAACATTTAATTGTATCAGAAGATGCCAATGGCGATAATATTATTTTAAATAGGACAGATATTCTTGGTGCTGATGCAAATAGTAAATTAGTATCTGAATCTGCAGCTGGAGTTGGTGATAATGATCGTGATAAATTATTCCTAAGACAATTAACAGTAAAAATATCTCCTCCTAGGCCCAAAATTTTAACCTCTTATGGTTTAGGTCTTATGGGCGATGGTAGTTTTACTGAGGCTTCTAGTGTTTCAACTATTCAATTGGAAGATGCCTTACGTAAACGTGGCCCAACTATTAACTCAGATAATTTAATACTTGATGGAGTTGATGTTGGTGAAAAAGGCGATGTTAATGATATTAAGTATGGTGGAGATCCCATTCAATTGGAAGAAAGTGATGCTCTTATGCTTGGTACTTCTGTTTCTTTTGATGACTATGCACAGGTTAGTAGAGGTAAGTTTTCTTTATCTGCCGAAGATGGAGATAATCTCGCTTTAGATAATCCATCAGGTGGTATTTTGTTATCAGAAGAAGATGTAACTGTATCATTTCCTATTAACGAGTTCTTGCGCCCAGATATTATGGTTATGGAAGGTGCATATGATAGACATTCTGAATGGGGAAGATTTGTTTTGGATGGTACATCTTCTGATGGAAGTACGGGTGCATTAAATTCTACTGGTTATGATTATATTGTTCTTGATGGTATAGATGCAATGCAAAGTGGTGCTGATGATAATTTAATATTTGAAGAACAGAATGATAAAAATAAATCTATCGATGGTAACACTAATATTGGTATACTTATGGAGAATCATCATGTTGAGGGTGGTGCTTTTCTAAGAGAATATGGTGGCGGTGCTGTATCAGAAGGAGATAAGATTATACTGGACGGTACTGATGGCAGTTCTACAGATGCTGAAGATAATTTCATCCAAGAGAATACACCAGATTCTAGAATTAGTCAAAACTCTGGCGAATTTGTGTTGGAAAACAATACTCAAGTTTTCTTAACAGCAACTGCTACTGATGCAAATGGATCTAATTCTGGTAGAGTTTTTGGATTGGAAGATGGGACAGGAGGATTTTTAAGTGAAACCGCTGGAATTCCTGGCCAAGATATTCTTTTAGAGTCAGGATCAAGTAGCACTATTGGATCAAAATTATTATTAGATTCTCAAGTTATTGAAATAGAGTCTGGTATTAATGATGGAGAAATTCCAGATCCAAATATTGGAGATAATAGTATATTCCCAACCTATAGTACCCCAGCAATAATATCTACAAGGCCTATAGGAAGAATGTCTTTACAGGATGAGTCGCCTTCAACAATTCTATCACAAGAAGGTGATACAGGGGATGATGTTGTTTTAGATGGTACATCTACAATTGGTTCCATTGCTCTTAATGGGACAAATGGTACTTCTAGTGACGAAAATAGTTCTCTTATTCTAGATGGGACTGACAGTTCTTCAGATAATATTGGAGATAAAGTTCTTCATGAAGACGCTGTTCTTATAGATGGTGGTGGTTATATCCTTATAAGTTCAGCAATATCAGATCAAGCTTCAGGTGGTCTTATGGAGATGAATGGAACGGATGGATCATCTACAAATGCAGGCAGTTATCTTCAGTTTGAAAATGGTACACATGAGAGTTTATTAGGTACTGCGCCTGGATTTTTGGCGCCTGGCCAAGATGCAGAATCATTTGATAATAATGGCGCACTAGTAAAAACTACTTTTGATAACACCAATCAAACTTATGATGTTCTTGAAGGTGTTTAGTAGAACTTGTATAAATATAAAGAAGAAGACGAAAGGGTTATTTAATGGCATATCAAGCAGTTGGGATAGGAACAGTCGCAGATGACGGTACTGGTGATTCTCTAAGAATCGGTGCAGATAAGGTTAATGATAACTTTGTCGAAATTTACACTGCTCTAGGTAATGGGTCTGATATATGTAGTGGTATTTCTTCTACTGCAACTGTTGTTACTTTAGGTTCCCCAGTAATTAATACTCCTACAATCACTGGTGCGGTTGGTGGAACACAAACATCTGCAACTATTACAACTCTTGCAAATACTACTTTAAATACTACTACAGTAGTTGCTGGCACCATGACAGTTGCAGCTGGTTCTATTACAGATAGTTCTGGTGAGATCACTTTCGTTAATGAAAACTTAGTAACTACTGGTACATTGGGTGCTGGTACAACCACATTAGGTGCTTTAACTTGTGATACTATTACTTCTACAGGTGCTACCATAGTATTTGAGGGTGCAACTGCTGATGCAAATGAGACAACTCTTACTGTTACCGATCCTACGGGAGATCGTACTATCACTTTTCCAGATGCCACGGGAACGGTGGTAACAACTGGTGATACAAACTCAGTAACAGGAACAGTAATTGCTGCTGATACTGTCGCAGAAGCAAATATGGCCGATGATGCAATTGGTTCTGTGCAATTAAAAACATTATCTACTCTACTAATTAAAAACTCTAGTGGATCAACTTTAAAAACTTTATATGGTGCTGGCGCATAAATAGAACGAGGAAAAAAACATGACTGCTATTATAACAGAAAAATTTAGACAACATAATGCCGATCAGTTCTTTGAATCGTTCAGTGAAACTGATGGAAATACGTATTACTTGTTTATAGGTAAGTCCACATCTTTTACTTCTGGTACATCTGGCGGTTCTGATGGCGCTCCTCCTACTCCAACTGATGGTATCGGAGAAGAATTTTATGTTTGGGATGATATGATTGCTGCAAAGAAAATAAGTTCAGCGTTTATAACTTATGCTCTTCCTCGTAGAAACTGGACGAATGGTACAATCTATGATCAGTATCATCATAATGTTAATTCTTCAAACACAGCAACATCTGGAGCAACAAATGTTTATGATTCTTCTTTCTTTTTCATGACTTCTGATTATCGTGTATACAAAGTTATTGATAATGGTGGTGGTATTGCATTTAGTGGTAGTGTTCCTACATCAGAATCAACTAGCCCATTTGAATCTGGTGGATACGTTCTACAATATATGTACTCATTATCCAGTTCGCAAATAGACAAATATTTAACAACAGATTTTATGCCTGTATCTACTAACAGTACTATAAGTGCAGCTGCAACTGATGGTAAAGTTTCTTCTCTTAAAGTTACTTCTGGTTCTGGTTATACAAATGGAACATACTACTCTGCTGTATATGGAGATGGTACAAGTCAGGGAACATCTTCTGGTGCAATTGTCAGAATTACCGTTGCAAATGGTTCAATTTCGGCCTTTGGTCTAACTGCTGGTTCTGATACAACAATGCAAGCCGGCGGATCAGGATATACTTATGGCACTGTCAATCTTTCAACTGGATATACTTTCTCTGATACTTCTCTTTCCACTGCTTCTGTTATGGGGGGTTCTGGAGGAACGATTGAAGTTATAGTTTCACCTAAAGGTGGCCATGGGTTTGACGCTATTAGTGAATTAGGTGGTCATTATATTATGATGAATACTACACTAACTCAATCAGAGGGTGATGATTTTACTGTTGCTAATGATTTTCGTAGAGTTGGAGTGGTTGTTGATCCTACTAATTATGATACTACAACTGTTGCAACTGGTTCTACAATTAGACAAACATATGCATTGAATCTTACATCCGTAGGCGGTACATTTGATGCAGATGAAAAAATCTCTCAAGCAACTACTGGAGCTATAGGTAAAGTTATAGATTGGGATTCAAGTTTAAATATTTTATATTATCAACAAGAACGGTTTGGTGATTACGGAACGAATGGTACTAGTGGTGGTTATGTAGCATTTAGCGGAGCAAATGTAGTGACAGGTGCAACCAGCGGTGCATTGGGAACACCTAATGCAGCTTCAGATTCTGCTGTAACTTTAGCTGGTTCTGGAACAATAACTTTTACAAATGGGTATGCAAATCCAGAACTTCAACCTGATAGTGGTAATATTATATATATTGAAAATAGAAAACCGATCAGTCGTGCTTCAGATCAAACAGAAGATATTAAATTAATAGTGGAGTTCTAAAAAATGCCTAATAAAACAGATTTAAATGTTACCCCGTATTATGATGATTTTGATAAATCTAAAAACTTTCAGCAAATTTTATCTAGGCCTGCGTATGCTGTTCAAGCACGTGAACTTACACAGATGCAGAGTATTCTTAAAAATCAAATTGAACATTTAGGTAATTTTTCTTTATCAGAAGGTACTATGGTTATTCCTGGCTCCCTTAATCTAATGTCGAAACTCAAAGGTATAAAATTAGAAACAAATTTCGGTGGTGCAACTATTGATGTAACACAATATCCAGATGAAGGAACTATTTTAACTGGTATAACATCAGGAGTTAAAGCACTAGTTATTCATAAGGAAGTTGGAACGACTACTGATGAGCCGATGATTTTTGTTAAATATACTCGAGCATCAGATGACAATAGTTCCTCAGAGTTCTTCTCAGGAGAAGATATTTCAGCAGATGTCGCCGTAACACATGGAACTACTGTATTTGCGGCAGGGGCTGCATCAATAAAAACAATTGCAACAAACGCTGCGGTAAACTCTACAGGAGCTCAGGTAGAAGCTGGGATATATTGGATACGAGGTCAATTTGTTGAAACAAGTAAACAAATTGCAATAATTGCAAAAAACAATAGTTTAGGTGATGGAAGAGTTGGGTTTAATCTTTCGGAAACTATTGTTACTCCAGAAGAAGATTCTACTCTTTTAGATAATGCTTCTGGAACCTCAAATTATGCTGCAAAAGGCGCTCACCGACTAAAAATTACTGCAACATTAACAAGTATTGCTGTAGGGTCAACTGATGATGCTAATTTTGTAGAATTAATAACAGTTCTTAAAGGAATTGGACAAAGTACAGTAAAAACTAGACTTGGTGGTATACTTGAAACTTTAGCAAAAAGAACTCACGAAGAATCTGGAAATTATACTGTACGTCCTTTTACTTTTGAAATGAAAGAATCAGTTACACTTAATGAAAATATAGGTGTATACAATAAAGGAGAAGCAACCCGATTTGGTGGCGTTGCTTCTAATGATCTTTTGGCTCTAAAAGTTTCGTCCGGCAAAGCATATATTCGAGGATATGATGTTGAGAAAATAGTATCAAGTGTTCTTGATATTCCTAAATCACGTAATTTTAATTCGGTAAATTCTGGAGTTACTACTTATGATGTAGGAAACTTTCTTAATATTACAAATGTTTATGGTAGTCCTGATATATCTTTTATTAGTGGAGAAACTACACCATATAAACAAATTGAACTTTTTGATACTGCAACTGCAACAAGGGGAAGTTCTTCTGGCACTAGGATTGGAGTATCTCGAGCTCGAACGATAGAGTATTCTTCTGGTACACCAGGCGACACATCTTCAATCTTTAAGTTATATCTTTTTGATTTTCGTCCATTTACATATCTAACTTTAGATGGAACGCCCTCACCAACACTAGAAGCTAATCATAGTAATGGTGGTGTTCAAGTTAAAGGTGTATCTTCTAAAGCAACAGGTTGGGTATTTGCAGATGGTACTGGAAGTGGTACAGTTATTCTTACTAACGTATCTGGTACATTTATTGATGGAGAAAAAATTACAGCTTCGGATTCTGCTGAAACAGATTCTATAGTAGAGACTTCTGGTAATGTTGATATTGTAATTTCACGAATAGTTACAAAAAATGTTGCAGAAGCTAGACAAATCTTTATGTCTGATGATGACGGCGGCCAAAATTTCAGTGCAGATATTGTATTGGATAAAGTACCATCACCAGAATCTTTTTTAGTATTGGAGCCTGGTACTACTGGAAATGATTCGGGAGATAAGATTTTATCAGAGGGAGGAACTGTTCTCAAGTCAGTTCCTTTTAGTGTACAAAGAGCGGCCGCTACACCCGGCGGTTCTACATTAAATATAGCTAAATTAAAATTTCCAGAAAAAAATGTTAGCTTATTTAAAATGAATAAAGAAAATGTTAAAACGCATCTTACTGCATTAAATAATGGGGTAAGTGATACTTCATATTATTTAAGAAAACAATTTGTTACAACATCAAGCAGTGTTGGTGTTGTTACTCTTAGTGGCGGTACGAATGAAATATTTCAACCACATGCAGAACCAGATTATATGATTACTATTCTTGTTGCTGGTTCTGGTGGATCTGGAGTTCAAGGTGATGTGGTAAGTGCATCTATTGGATTCTCTGGGGGTGGAACTAGTTCTGTTACTATCACTAATGAGGGGGTTTTTGGGAATGGTGCAAAGTTAAAAATTACTGCTACTCTACTGAAAACTTCAGCAATAGCAAAAACAAAATCTGCAAAATTAATGAAACAATTAAAAGTCTCCCCAGGCGCTGCTGATGCATATGGTACAAGGCCAACCGATAAAACTATTTCTCTAGGTCGAGGAGATGCAATTAAACTTGTTTCTGTTCTAGATTCAGAATCAACTTCAACAGACGCTATATCACCACAATTAACTTTAGGGACTACCGTTGGAAATTTTATTAGAGGTGAAGAAATTAGTGGTTCAAATAGTGGGGCAAAAGGAAGAATTATAGAGAATTCTTCTCCTATGGCTTTTGTTTATAAAAGAGGAACAAGTGTAGAATTTAGTGCAGCAGATACAGTTACTGGATTTTCTAGTCTCGCATCTGCACCTGTTACTGCTGTCACAATAGGTAGTAGTAATATTACAGAAAAGTATCAACTAGATACAGGTCAGCGTGATAATTATTATGATATTTCTCGAATTATTAGAAAGCCTGGCGTTAGTTCTCCTCTAGGAAAACTTCTTGTTATTTATGATTATCTAGATCATGGTACTGGAGACTTTTTTACGGTTGATTCTTATACAGATGTTGCTGATCAAATGACATACGAAGATATTCCAAAATATTCTGCTACCAAGGTTGATCCTGATGACCCGGCTCCTTCTGGTGAATATAATCTGCAAGATGTTTTTGATCTACGTCCAAGGGCAGAGGATATTGCTGGTACGTCAACGAATTTATCTACTGTAGATGAAATCACAGGAAACTCTTTTGATTTTTTTAATAGACAATTTGAAAGTACAGGTTCTTCTACAGTAAACTTTATTAAACCTGGCAGTTTAATTATAACTGATTTTGAATATTACCTTGGTTATAGAGCAAGATTAACATTAAATGCTGATGGCGAATTTGATTTTGCTAGAGGTAGGTCTTCCGAAAACCCAAGTCTTCCAAAAGAAAATGAACAAAATATGTTATTGGCAAATATATATGTTCCCCCTTATACATTTAAACCAAACGATGTTCAAATTCGTAGAGTTAAAAATCAACGGTTTACGATGAAAGATATTGGTAAACTTGAAGAACGGGTTAATCATGTAGAGTATTATACATCTCTAAATTTGCTTGAAAGAAATGCTGATAGTTTTCAGATACAAGATGCTAATGGATTAGATCGTTTTAAATCTGGATTTGTTGTAGACAATTTTGCTGGACATTCTGTAGGTGATGTTAAACATGAAGATTATAAATGTTCTATAGATATGCAAGAAAATGAATTACGTCCTTTACATACAACTAAAGGCGTTTCTCTAACAGAAGCGGCAACAACAGATGTAGAAAGAACAGTTTCTCACTATCAAAGAACTGGTGATCTTATTACTCTTCCTTACAAAGAAGTTGTTTTTACAGATCAACCTTTTGCCTCTAGAGTTGAACGTGTTACACCTTTACTTCTTTCAAATTGGGTGGGAAACATACAGCTTGATCCATCTGGAGATGAGTGGTTTGAAATTGAATATGCTCCTGATCTTATTATTAATGTTGAAGGAAATTTTGATACTTTTACTGCTGCTAATCAAGATGCTGTTGGTACTGTATGGAATGCTTGGGAAACTGCTTGGTCAGGTACGACAGTTACGGATTCTGTCGGCAGCGATAACAGTGTAACTCGAACAACCACTACCACTGCCTCACAAAGAAGGCAAGGTGTAGAGACATCAATTGTTGCACAGATTGATCTAGAATCTCAAGGATCAAGAATTATTCAACGTGCATTTATTCCTTTCTGTCGAGCAAAGAATATTACATTTACAGGTACAGAATTTTTACCAAATATACGATTGTACACATTCTTTGATGGTGTTGAGGTATCTCAGTATGTCACACCTCTTACTGGGTTTACTACAGATGCGGCTGATGTCAGTGGAGTTATACAAAAAGAAAGTCCGTTAATAACTTCAGCTGCTGGTAAAATTCAGGGTATTTTTGCACTACCTGATCCTAAAATTGAAGGAAATCCAGTATTTAGAACTGGAGAAATAACATTTAGACTTACTTCAAGTACGAGAGATGTAAGATCAAAACACCCAGAAACTGCCGGCAATGCCATATATCATGCTGTTGGTATATTAGAGACAGAACAAGAAACTATTATTGCTACACGAAATGCTGAAATAGTTGTAACTTCGGGTTCTGAAGATAGAAGTGTTTCTTCATCTTCGGGGTTTGTAATTGCAGCACCTGCTGGAGATGATGATGATTGGGGAGGGCCGGATCCAATTGCTCAAACATTCTTTGTGGAACCTAATTTTGACAATACAGTTGCCATGGCAGATAATTTAGATCCAAATAATACAGATGCTATAGCTCGAAGTCGAGCAACAAATTCTCCCGGCCGTTTCATAACATCTGTAGATGTTTTCTTTTCTGAAAAGGATGATATTTTACCAGTTTTCTGTGAGCTCAGAGCTACTGGTATGGAAAATGGTAGTTCTGACGGTGTACCGACTAAAAAGATTTTGCCTTTTGGTAGGAAGATAATTGAGCCTTCACAAGTAAACATATCAGATGATGCGACTGTTGCAACTAAATTTACGTTTCCTTCTCCTGTCTATGTTAAAAATCAGACTTCATATGCCATTTTATTGGGATCGAGCTCACCAAAATATAAAGTTTGGATTTCTCGAATGGGAGAAACAGATATTGGTGGTTCAAGAATGATTTCAGAACAACCACATGTTGGTGTTTTATTTAAGAGTCACAATGATAGAGTTTGGGCACCATCGATGACGGAAGATATGAAATTTACAGTATTTTGTGCTGACTTTGACATTAGTAAACCTGCGGTAGTTGAACTTAATAATGATGAACTTCCAGTTAAAAGATTGCAGAAAAATCCTCTGACTTTTTCTCATGGAAATACAGCACTATTAGTAAACCATAAGAATCATGGGATGTATGACGTAAATAATAATGTTACTATTTCTGGTGTGATATCTGAAGGCAAAACAACTCTCTCAGCTGCAATAGATTCTTCTGCAACAAGTATAACTATAGCTAATGGAACAAATTTTGATGATACGACAGGAAAGTTTGCATATGACTCTAGTAATCAGTGGTGGATCAAAATTGATGATGAAATTATGAAGTATACTGTTATTAGTACAACCAATATATCTACTATAACTAGAGCTCAGGATAATACTTCAGCTGCTAGTCATGCTGCTGGTGCAACGGTAGAATTGTATATGATTCACAAAGTACCATTCACAGAGATTAATAAAACACATAATGCTATTGCAAATATGAATATAGATTCTTATACAGTTGTACTTACTAGTAGTCCAACGATTACGGGTGGATCAACTGATGCATCTAATGGGGGACAGCTTGTTACAGCAACAGAGAATGCTGGTTATGATACTGGTCGGGCACTTTTATCTGTATTGGAATTAGAAAAAACGGAAATTTTATCTACTATAACACCTATGACTTCAACATCTCCTTCTGGTGTTCAATCTTCATTTTCAATAAAGACCCCTATAGAAATAGACCTAAATGAAAATTATGATTTTGATACGCCATATATGGTAGCTTCTACCATAAATGAAAGTCTTGAAAGTGGTGGTAATAAATCTCTTAAACTTGATGTATCGCTGACTTCACAGAATGGTGATGTTTCTCCTATTATTGATATGGGTAGATCAACTTTCCTTGCCGTTGCAAATAGATTGAATAGTATCGATGTACAAGCTGATGTTTATCCAACCGAACTTTATGACCCTTCTTCTGATCCATCAGGAGATGACAATTCAGCAATTTATTTAACTAAAAAAGTGTCCTTGGAAAATGCTGCTACTGCTATAAAAGTATTATTTTCTGCTAATAGACATTCCTCTGCTGAAATAGAATTGTATTTTAAAATTCTAAGATCAGATGATGCTTCTGAGTTTGATGATTTAAGTTATGAACCGTTTAATACTGATGGTGGTCCCGATAATACTGTAAAATCTTCTACATCCAAGGACAACTTTCAAGAGTATGAATATACTGCTGGAGTAACAGATGATGGACTAGGAACTCCATTAGACGAATTTATTTCATTCCAAATTAAGATTGTGATGAAAGGTACTAATACGGCCAACCCTCCAAGGATTAAAGATTTACGAGCGATTGCATTGGCGATATAAAATGGATGAACAACAAAAATATTTGCAAGTGGAAGGAAGTACAGATTTAGTTAGAGAAACTGGAAGTAAAGCTATTATAAATCGTAATAAGGGAGCATATGATCTTGCTATTAAACGTGCAAATTCAGCACAAGAACAAAGAGATGAGATCAGAGAGGGAACAAGAGAGATAAATATATTAAAGTGTGAGATGCATGAGATTAAAAATCTACTTAAAGAATTAGTTGGGAAAACATAAATGGCTATCACCGCAGCACAAGTAACAGCGTCACAAACTCTTGAAGAGTTACGTTTAGAATTTAACAAACTCCAGAGTGATGTTACGATACTTAAAGATAATCCTACATTCGCCTCAAATTTAGTTTTTGAGGGTGCAACTGCTGATTCATTCGAAACAACATTGAATGTTGTAGACCCTACTGCTGATCGAAGTGTTAATCTTCCTGATTCAGATGGTACTTTATTGTTATCAGGTGTTGCAGCTTTAGCAGTTGCTGATGGTGGTACTCTTGGTTCTGCTTCTGATGCTGACGCAATCACTATCGCTACGGATGGACAATTAACTTTCACTCAAGCACTAACAGCAACATCAGCTGACTTCAGTGGTGTTGTAACTGCAACAACTTTCGAACCTGATGGAGATACTGCCGCTGGTGATAATGCGGCGATTGGTTATACCGCAGCTGAAGGACTTGTTATAACTGGTCAGGGATCAACTAATGACGTAACAATTAAGAATGACGCTGACGCTGATGTTATTGAAATTCCAACTGGTACAACAAATGTTGGAATAGTAGGTAACTTACTAGTTGGTGGCACGTTGACGGTTACTGGTGCAGCTCAAACTGATATCGTTCAAGATGAGACACCACAATTAGGTGGCGACTTAGACGTTGTTGCACAAGCCATTGTTTCATCATCAAATAGAAATATTGCTATAACTCCACATGGTTCTGGTAAGGTAAGAATTGATGGTAACGTAGATATTCAAACTGGTGAGATTGTTCTCAAGAACGGCGGTTCAGTTTCTAACATAAAATTTTATTGTGAAAGTTCAAACGCACACTATACACAATTACAATCTGCCGCCCACTCAGCATACTCTGGTAACGTAACTCTAACACTACCAGCGGCAACTGATACAATAGTAGGTAGAGCAACAACAGATACATTGACAAACAAAACACTAACTACAGCAATACTTACTACACCAATAATTAATGCTGGAGCTCAATTAAAAAATGGCGCTACATGTGCTGGATATCTAGAGTTTTTTGAAGATAGTGATAACGGGACAAACGCAGTAACACTGAAGGGCCCTGCTGCAACAGCTGATCTCGAAATATTGTTACCAGCAATTGCAGGTACGGTTGCGTTAACAGGAACAAATATATTAGTCCCTGATGATGGTACGATTGGTTCTGCTTCAGATACAAATGCGATTGCGATTAGTTCTGCTGGTGTTGTTACTGTTAGTTCTAGTACTGCTTCTTCCAGTAAGACTACTGGTGCGTTAGTTGTTACTGGCGGTATCGGTACAAGTGCAGACCTTTATGTTGGTGATTTTCTTCAAGTAGAAGGTGACTTATGGCTTAAAGGTGATAATAAAGAATTACGTTTCTACGAAGGTGCAAACTACATAGGTTTTGAAGCGCCAGCTCTTAGTGCAAACCAAATTTGGGTATTACCTGATGCTGATGCAGAAAATTCTGGTGATGTTCTTATGTCAAATGGTAGTGGTGTTCTAAGTTGGAGTACTGCTGTTTCTGGTACTGCAACTGTGTTTACTGCTTCTGCAAACAACTCTGCCAACGAAACTGTTTTTCCAGTATTTGTTGACGGTGCAACTGGAGCTCAAGGTGCAGAAACAGATACAGGATTAACATACAATCCTTCTACTGGTCTAATGACAATGGCAAAACTTCTTCTTGCCGATGGTGGTACGATAGGTTCTGCATCTGCTACTTCTGCAATGACTATCTCCTCTGGTGGTGTTGTTACCTTTATTGATGACATCATTATTAAAGATGGTGGTACTATCGGTTCCGCTTCTGATGTTGATGCGATAACAATCGA